CGCCGGACATGGTCCCGACGATGGTATAGCGGACGCCGAGATAACGCTCGTAGTCGCCATACGGCAGCGGGATCACGCCCAGCGTCTTGCCGGCCGGGGTCAACGACGCCAGCGCAATGGCGCCGCTGGAGTAGTGAACGGTCGGGGACGTGGCCAGGCCCACCGTGCTATCCGATTCCAGGGAGTAGGCCAGGCTGGTGCCGCCCGCAAAGGCGACGTCGATCTGGACCACCAGGAAGCAGGAGCCGGCAAAGCCGCCCAGGTTCTGGATGACGTTGGTGAACGAGTTGCCCGCAAGGGTGTCGATCACGTTGGTGGAGATAGCGGTGGTCGTGACGACCTGGCTATCGGAAAATTCATTCTGGCGATCAAGCAACATAGCGGCGATTCCTTATTCAGTGGCTCGGGCCTGGGTAAGGCCGTCACCGGATGGGAGTGCGAGGGCTTAGACGACGCGGGCTTCGGTCGTCAACATGCGATCGATCTTGCGCACCGGGTTGCCGGCGAACATGGTCACGCGCTTGCCGGCAATCTCGCCTTCGGTCACGGTGTACTGGGCCTTGTTCAGGACCTGGCGACGCAGGAACGAGCGCACACGACCCGGCACATACCAAACCTTGTTACCGGCACCGTCACCGATCAGCTCGTCGGCCTGGATCATCAGGTCGATCAGATCGGCGCCGGTCGCGGCGTTCTTGGTCAGGTCGCTGGAATCGATGTTGCAGATGCGCACGATGTTGCGCCAGTCCTCGACCGCGATGCCGCCGTTCCATTCGAACCAGTCACGGTACATCGGCAGCTCGCCCACGCCGTCCGGAGCGGTGCACAGCTCCACGCCGTAGTCGTCATGCTGCAGGCCAGCGGCCGAGCCCTTCGGATAGATGCCGTACACCGAACCCGCGGCCCAGGAGATCAGCAGGATGGACATATTGTCCGAGCCCGTGCCGCCCGCGTCGATAATGTTGCGGCTGTTTTCCGGCGAGCTGGCGCCGATATCGCTGTAACGCGGCATCAGGCCCAGGAAAGACTCGGGGCTGGTGCCGGTGTCTCCATACAGCAGGGTCTGCATGAAGGTCTGGTTCATGGCCTCCATGTGACGGCGGTTCTTGCGCAGGCGATACACCGAGCTGTTGCCCGAGAGATCGGCCAGCAGCTTGTCGACCTTGCCCAGCGAGGTGAGCGAGCCCATGGACTCGGTCAGATCGGTGCTGGTGCCCTTGGACGGCAGGATACCGGCGTTGAGCTTGCGGTAGACGGCAGTCGGCAGGCCGGTGGTGACCGAGATGCGGTGACCGCCGGTGCTGTTCGCCTCGAACCACGGGATATCGTCCAGTGCTTCGTTGGCTTGGGTGAGCAGTTCAGCGACGGGCAGCGGTTCGCCGTTGACGCCGAACTCCTTGGAGACTTCCAGGAGGGTGGGATAGTTTGCGCCGAGAGTGGCCATTGTCTTACTCCGATAGTTGGGTCAGGTTTGGGTTATGCCCCGGGAGGCAGTTTCTTGTTGGGCTTGCTGGCGGAGGCAATCATGCGTTCAGCCATGGCTGCTTCCGTGTTCGCAGGGGCGCGCGGCGCTTCCGCACCGAGACCGTGAACGACACCTTTCTCGCGGGAGGCATTGCCTACCTTGAAGGCCCAGCGCAGCAGCGCGGGGTGGTTGCCCAGTCCAGACTCGATCAGAAACTGCTTCAATTCGGGATCGCCATAGGTGGTGAAGGCTTGCTGCGCCACCATCAGGTTCTCCTCAAACTTCGCTCCACCGATGACCGGGTCCGCTTTCGCAGACTCGGCCCACTGCGCGATGCGCTCATTGGTGTCGCCAGCGAGTTGAGCTTCAATCTCCGCACGGAACTTGATACCTGCATCCACGATGGCCTGCTGCCGCGCGAGCGGTGACAGGGTCTCGATGGTGCTTGCCAGGGTGTCCAGCTCTGCGCGCCATTCGGCGGAGACCTCGATACCTTCCGGCAGTACCAGCTCGGTGGGGGCTTGATCGCCCTTATCGCCGGCAGCTTCGCCAGTTGCCGGTTCCCCAGACTCGCCTGCCGGCTTGCCTGCATCACCCGCACCCGCATCGCCACCCGCACCGCTTGCTCCAGCCTCGCCGCCTTCGGACCCAGATGCGCCTTGTGCGCCCTGGCCGTCGGATCCTGCTCCGCCTTCGCCCCCCGGTTGACCTGACCCTGCCTCACCAGCATTGGCGGCTGGTGCGGATGGAGTTTCAACCGGGATTGTCTGAGTCGTCATTTGCCTGTTGCTCCGCAAGTTGAGCGCGCTTCACGCGCTGGAGGTATTCGGACCGCATTACAAGCTCTTGTTCTGGGCATGCCTCGCGGATCTCCTCCAGCAGCCAGTCCCCCAGCTCCCGGACACCCACGTCATGCGCCAGGTCCATCGCGTTCGGCTTGTACTTGATAGGGCGATTGCAGCCCGTCACATCAAGGATTCACCACGCCATGGCCCTACCGAGCGGAGTCTGCATCAGATGCTTGACCGCATCAAGCTCTGTTTTACGTTGCGCGTTCTCCAGCGTCTGGTTGCGCTGCACAACGGAACGGTCGTTTGTCTTGCCCATAGGTTACCTTCGCGGTTGGAGACGGCGCGGAAATTTGGTAGTGGCGACCTTCAGATCACCAGGTATTCAACTTTCCGGCTTGCATCATTCAACGGCCTCAGACTGCACCATCACCAGCCCTAGCCGTGCCACCGCTTCAAACGGCCCCTGCTCGCTGACATCAAGCGCATCAAACAGCCCCGCCACCGTACCAGCCGGCAGCGTGATGCCAGCTTGTGCTGCCAGCCCTTCGACGAACGCCACATTGCCGGGGCGCTCTGTCACCATGTCCGGCTCCCCATCATCGGTTGATGGTTCTACTGTCGTGAGTGGCAACAGGGCTGCGAAGTCGTCGAAGATGTAGCCGCTGCTGATGTAGTGCGTGGCAGGCTCAGTACCGGTTTCAGATAGACCAGTGGTGAACATGCCCACTCCCGCATCGCCCTCTGCTGCTGCAGCGCACAGGCCCTGAGCGAGTTGCTGGAATGCAGCGGGCACGATGATCGTGCGGTGTGTCCAGGTCATCAGTAGATCCTCGCTTTGCTATTGAGGTAGCGCTCCACCGTGGCGATCGTGGCGTCAGGGGTAGCGGCGCCTCGGATCAGCAGACCGTAAAGACGGCCGTTGAATGGTTGGCTAGTGCCAGCGCGTCGGCCGATGTAGATGGGTGCATTCGCAAGAGCGGACGCGACGACAGGGCCTGCTGATGAGACTGATAGCGATGGCGTCGCGCCGTTAGCTGTGACTCCGATCTGGTTGGTAATCCCGGTTGCGGAAATGTTGAACATGGCTCGGAGCACAAACGAGCTTGGGCTTGCCACCCCGGCAATCGAGTATTGCGCTACGTTAGTTGCATCGCGCAAAGCAGCGCTCAAGTTATTTGAGGCCGTGCGGGGTGCCTGGATAGACAACGCTCCAGATACACCCGCCCAGGATGACAGCTCCACGAGGCAACCGATTGCCGCGTCACTCAGCTTGCGCGCAGCCGCGGCAACCAGGGCTTTATCTGTCCCGCTGAAATCCACACTCGCTGTCTGGAGGAAGTCATCCACCCCGTCGAATTTCAGATAGGGCGGGAAGCCGACGGTGTCGTAGGTGTTGGCATCGACCACGCGCTGATACTCAGGCAGGCCCACGCCGTCGTTTGCCGGGCGAAGATCAGCTTGCGTGACACTCCCTGATACAGTCAGCGTCAGAGCCCCCGCTGTGCAGGTGACCATTCGACTTCCGGCCGTGTAAGTCCCGCTGGCAGCACCGGAAAGGGTGACCGATCCAGGGCCGGCGGTCGTCAGCGTATAGGCCGTGGCGACCACTGGGACAGACTGCGTAGCGAGTGACTCGGTGCCTGTCAGCTGGTTGTACCGCGCCGAAAGTGTCGGGCGGCTGGTCGTGGTGGGCTGGGTCGCGTGGTTCCCTCGCCCAGACTTATCCAGGATTCTTCCAACAGGCGGATCGACCTGCCCCTGCCCTGGCATATAAACAGGTGTTGTCCCAGCGGCGTCTTGATACATCGTGCTCATGTCGCTTGGGTCGTACCATGCGCCGGGCTCGGATGCGGCGAATAGGGCGCGGGGGTTGAACCCCGCCTTTTTCATTGAAGCCCCGAGCTTCCCTAGTCTCAATACGCCGAACACGGTCAGGCCCCGCTGATGACTGCGATCTTGTAACCGCTATTGGCGGAAACCGCAAAATACTCTGGGCTGTCGGCCACCAGGCGCAGAGTCGCCCCGCTTGCGGTGGGGTTGCCGCCGATCTGCGTGAAGCAGTTGACATCGCTGACGACGCGGATCAGACGGGTGGCAGCATTGAGGACGGCGGATTGTGTGCTCGCGGCCCCGATAGCAACTGTTTGATCAGCCACTGATGGGACCGCAGCCGCGACCACGGAGCCGCTGTATGGGTCAGGCTGGATGCCTGAGAACTCGGTGATGTATAAGGTTGGCATTCTGGTTTCCTTTTAATTTCAGGCGTACACCTTGTACGGCGCCAGCAGCCATTCGGCCCCGTTGGGCAGCTTGGCAACAGACACACCCACCACAACGTCTTCGCGCTGCGCGTACAGACTTCCCACGATCAGCAGCACTGCCGCCTTGATGGCCTCATTCACTACCATGCCATCCATTGCCTGCCGGTGTGCGACTTTGGCGCGCAACAGGTCATGTCCCGCTGTCTGAATAGCGGCTGCGATGGCGGTTTCGTCTGGAAGCGCCTCTGCCGCTGCCATAGCCGATTCGTAGGCGGCAATGGCCGTGTCCAGTTCGCCGGGGGCCGCTGCTTTCGCCACGCCGAGTCTACGCCCTTCAGGATCCAATCGAGCGCGTCGGATGCTGTGTCATTGGACAGGGACATGGGGCGTCCTAATTGGGGGTGGATCAGGCTTTCTTCTTGGCCTTCGGCGCCGGGCCGTCTGCCTTGTTCTCGGGCGCGGTCTTGTGCGCCTTCACTTCTTCCGCCCAGCCCTCGCGGACTGACACGGCGATCAATTCGGGGTCGGCGGCCTCGAACACCTGGCCGGCCGTGAACGCCTCCACGTTGGTGCCGCAATGGGCCCAGGTGAAGTCCTGCTTTGCCTTGAGTTGCATGCGCGCTCCAGAGAGGGGCCGCGGCGAACCGCGGCCCCTCGTTGTGTTGCGGTGGATCAGGACGCGGCGATCTTCAGCAGCTTAATTGCCTGCGTGTTGCGCAGCTTGCCGCCCACGCGCTTGCGCACGTAGAACTTCACGAAGCCCGGGGTGGTGATGTCGTCCCGGGTGATCCGCATGCCGACGCGGTCGCAGATCAGGTAACCCTCGCGGAAGTCACCGAAGGCCAGCGGGAACGCGCTGGCGGCGACCGCCGGCATGTCCTCGGCCTCGGTGATGCCGTAGCCCAGGAACGTGGCCGGCTCGCCCGCGACCAGCGACGGCTGCCACAGGTACTGGCCGGAAGTGTCCTTGTACTTGCGCATCGCGGCCAGCACCAGCTTGTTGGTGACCCAGCGGGCGTTGTTGCGGTAGCTGGCGCGCAGCGCGTACACCAGGTCGTAGAAGATATCCGCGCTGGTGGGCATCGCCGCGGCCTGGCCGGACGCGATGTACTGCAGGGTGCCGAAGGCGCGCGAGGCGTCCACGGTGGCCAGCGGGGCCGGGCCAGCCAGGAAGCCGGTCGGCTTGTTGGTGCCGTTGCCGGACACGAACGCCGCGCCCTCGCCCTGGGCGATCGCCTCGGCCGCCGACATGGTCAGCCAGTCCTCGACATTGAAGAACAGGTCGTCGAGCGACTCTTCGGACGCCTGCGGCTTGGCCGACGCCATGCCGAAGGTCGGAGCGATCTCGGCCAGGTCGGCCGTGTTGGTCTGGCTGCGGGCGCCGGCCTCGCCAACCCACTCGAAGGCCGCGCCGTTCACGTCGAACAGCTCCTTGTAGTCCGGGCTGCCCACCGTGCGGACGGTAGCGATCTGGCGGATGGGCGAGATGTCCACCGACAGGCGGGCGATGGCGCGCTCGATGATCTCGGGCAGCGCGAAGCCGCCGGCCGAGCCCGTCGAGGTGACGGCCTGGGTGGCGCGGGTTTCGAAGCCGTCGTCGTCCTGGCGCGATTCGACCTTGCGCAGCTCCTTGGCACGCTGCTGCAGCGCGGTGCGGCGCTCGGGGTCGCCCGGGTTGCGCACCCAGTTCAGGAACGCGCCCTTGTACGCCTCGGCCTCGGGGCTGCCACGCTCGGACTCGCGGCCGCCGCCGGCGCCCGGACGGGCGAGCTTGGTCTCGACCTTCTCGATGCGGCTCTTGGCTTCGTTGAGCGAGTCGATGTGCTCGTCCATCTTGGCCAGCTTGGCGTCGAGCTCGGCGGTGGAGTTGCCTTTCTTGATCTCGTCCAGGCGCTGGTCGTTGGTGCGCTTGTACTCGTCGAAGGCGTTGCCGATCTTGTCGAGGGCTTCGGCCACCGACTTGAGCGAGGCCTCGTCGCGGGTTTCGTACAGTGCGGCGGCGATGCCGGCCATCAGCAGCTGCGCCTGGAAGGCGCGGAAATTCTTGTTCATCTGGTTCATGGTTGCCCTCCGGGGCATAAAAAAACCGCCTGAAGGCGGCTTGTTATCGGGGTGGTGATGCGGGTCTAGCTGAGGGATCGCAGCAGCCGGTTGGCTGCCTTCATTGCCTGCGCGGCCGATTTCGCGGAATCACTCCGCTCCTCGCCCATGCGCATGACGGACGACACCAGCGCCGTCGCGTCGGCCCTGCTGAACCCGGCATCACGCAGGATTCGCTCGGCATCTTTCGGGGTGGCCAGGCCTTCGCTGGCCTTCACGTTGGTCACCCGCGCTTTTTCGTTCGCCGGGAAGGTCACGAGGGACACTTCCCAGAGGTCGATTTCGGTGAGGGTGCGGACCTCGGTATCGCGGTCGTAGGCCCACTGCTTGGACATGAATCCGATGGACAGGCCGTTCAGGGCGCCCATCTTGAGCAGGGCGTGGGCCTCCTTGCCGCGCACCGTGTCCAGGGCCAGCGAGCCCTTGATGCGCAGGCCCTTGCTGTCCTCCACCATCTCGGTCCACACCCCGATGGGTTCGCTCGGGTCGTGCTGCCAGAGCATCGCCGGCAGCGTGCCAGCGGCCTTGTGGGCCTTCAGCGAGGCCAGGAAGGCGCCAGGCGCAATGATGTCGTCGTAGTTGTCCTTGACGCCGAACACGGACCCATAGCCCTCGATGGTGCCGTCTTCGCTGGCTCGGATCTCCAGCGCGAACGAGCGAACCTCGCGGCCGCCCGGCGCCTCGCGCAGTTCAAGCGCCTGCCGCTTCATCATCGTCTTCATCGGTCGGTGCCTTTTCCTTGCCGCTGGTCATGTTCATAGGGGTCAGGGGCTCATCAAGGCCCGGGAGCGGGTCTTTGCCTTCCTCGTCGCGGATCTCGTTTCGGGTGTAGATGCCCATCTCGGTCATGGTCCGCGCCCAGGTAGCACGGTCCACCATCGAGCCGGCGGTCAGGTAGCGCACGTCGAACTCAGCGAACAAGGGCCCGGCACCGTCCAGCAGCATCTCGTCAATGCGCTGCGTCCAAGCCTGGTGCCAAGGCGCCAGCGTGTGCTTTACGTGGGCAGCGAAGAACGCCTCCGAACTGGCGAAGGTGCTCGACTTGTCCGAATGCCCGACCATGATCGGGAACACGCCGTAGCCCCGGCAGATTTCCTCAATCTGCAGCCGGCGCGTCTCGACGTGCTGGGCATCCACGCCCGTCTGGGAGATCTGCTGCCACTTCGCCGAGCGATCGAGTACCAGCGGGTCGCCGTTGGCTCTCGGCCCAACCTTGTTCTTTAGCCAGCTGGTCAGCCGGGTGTGCTGATCTTCGGTGAGGGTGCCCTCGACCGAGTACGTGCCGCTGGGACGCAGGCTGTTTTCGTGCATCGCCACCTGACTGCGCTCGGTCGCTTGGGCCAGGCCGATGGCAGACCGGGCCAGCGCTACGGCGTTCAGGCTGTTCATCCAGTCCCACTGGACGCCCTGCAAAAGGAACACGTCGTCGGGAACGAAGTCCCCGACCATGCCGTAGTCGTCCCAGACGCGGTAGCGCAGGTCGTAGCGCCCGACCTTGCGCACGTCCCAGCGGCCCGGCATAACCGGGATCAGCTCGCGGACGCGGCGGTTGTCGCCGCGCACCTTCAGCGACAGGCCGGTGCCGGTCAGCGCGGCGTGCAGGGTCATTTGCCGGCGCCACTCGAACGAGGTCTGCCACTCGTTCGG